CTTCAAGTCTATCTGGTATCCCCATCAATTAGATTTCCGTGGCCGGGGCTACCCTCTTCCGTTGTTCTTGCAGCCCCAAGGTGTTTCATACGCCAAGTCAATGTTAAAGTTTGCAGTAGGCAAAGAACTGAAGACAGACGATGACCAGTTCCCCCTGTTGCTACACGCAGCCAACAAGTTCGGACTGGACAAGGAAAAGATCACCGACCGCATCCGTTGGGTTGAACAGAATCGTGCAGCCATTGAACAAGTTGGTCGTGATCCGTGGTCGAACAAAATGTGGCGTGAAGCAGACGAGCCGTTCGCCTTTGTGGCCGCCTGTAATGAATTGGTGGGAATGTGGGAAAGTGGGAAAGGCTTCATCAGTCACCTGCCAGTCTCGATGGATGCCACAACGCAGGGACTACAGATCTACTCCATGCTGTTGCGTGACCCAGTAGCCGCTGCTGCAACTAACGTGCTGCCTAGCGATAAACCATCTGATCCATACCAATCGGTGGCCAACTCTGTGATCAAAAGATTACAGCAATCAGATGACCCAATGGCTAGAACGTTGTTGGAGTTCGGTATTGACCGCAACACAACCAAGCGCCAGACCATGACTTTGCCCTACGGGTTGACCATGCACTCATGCATTGGCTACACCCGTGAGTGGCTTGAGGACAAGATCCGGAAGACAGGCAACAATACATTTGGTCTGGAGTCCTATGCACCCATTTCATTTCTTGGTAAAATAATTTGGGAGTCAATTGATGATGTTGTAGGCTCCGCTAAGATTGGCATGGCATTCATCCGGAGCGTCATGGGCACACTGATTGACAACGACATCACACCACGGTGGAACACACCCATCGGCTTCCCAGTGCGGATGCGCTACGAGAACTATGACATTGTTACTGTGTCCACCCGTATTGGCGCCAAGGCAAAGGTACTTAGTTTGCGCCAAGACAACGGAACACAGAGCAAGCGCAAGTCGCTTAATGGCGGCCCCGCAAACTTCATCCACTCGATGGATGGCTTTGGGGGACTGTTAGGGCACACGATCAATCTATGCAAAGCAAATGACGTTACCTCTCTAGGCTGCGTACATGATCAGATCCTGTGTCGAGCAGCCGATTACATGATGACCAGCGCCTGTGTTCGACAAGCAACCGTTGACATATTCTCCCGGGACTTGCTAAAAGAATTCCGTGATATGGCATTGACAATGTTGCCTTCTTCTGTTAGTCTGCATGAAGTTCCGAAGTACGGTTCTTTGGACATCACTAAAGTAAAAGACTCTGACTACTATTTTAACTAGTCTAGAGTCTAGACAAAAGGAGACACTACAGATGGCAAAGTTTATTCGAGTTACTACCCCAGTCGGAATCGCTGCTTACCCACGCCTTACAACACCGGACACAAAGTTCGACGCTGATGGTGTGTACAGCATTGACCTTGATCTTGATCCAAAGGACAAGGAAGTCACTACGTTCTTGGCATCATTGAAGAAGGCCAGTGACGTAGCCTACGAGCAGATCTGCAAGGATCGTGGTGGTAAGAAACTGAAACGTGCTTCGTTCCCAACAAAGGAAACTGAAGATGGCATGATCCGCATTAAGTTTAAGTTGAAGGCGAAGGCAGGTAATGCCGACAAGTCTTGGTCACAGAAGCCAATGTTGTTTGACGCTTCTGGCAAGGCTATTGCTGAAGCACTTAATGTTGGTTCCGGCACCAAGTGCAAGGTATCGTTCGAAGTAATCCCATACTTTACTGCGATGGTTGGAGCAGGTGTTTCACTAAGATTGAAGGCAGTACAGATCTTGGAGTTGAAGGAGTACACTCCCGGAGACAACTTCGACGCCTATGGGTTTAAGTCTGAAGATGGTTTTGTTGCAGCAGCAAAAGATTTAACTGCGGAAGCAACAACAGACTTTACCAGTGGGGATGATTTCTGAAACTAGTTCTCAAAGTTCTGCCTGTACCTGCAAGCCGCCCAAGAATATCTAGGCGTGGCTTTGCTTACTACGGAAAGATCTACGAGAACTTTAGACGAGAAGCAAAGGCAGCCCTTGCGTTAATGACCCAACCTAAGGGCTGCCCTCTCTCGGGCGCACTCAAAGTTAATGTCGTCTTTCACTGCCGAAAACCTAAGAAGCCGTCAAACGTATGGCCAATTGGGGACATCGACAACCACGTGAAGGGAATCTTAGACTCCCTCAATGGTTGGGCATGGCAAGACGATGCACAGATCACACTGCTTAATGCTCGAAAGTGTTACAGCAGTTCACCTCGAATTGAAATAGAATGGGAAGAACACAATGTCACTGACACAGAAAGAATCGGACTTCGTCCAACATGAGCCTTGTCCAAATTGCAAAAGCCAAGATAATCTTGCTAGGTACACGGACGGCCATGCGTATTGTTTTGGTTGTAAGTATTATGAAGTGGGAACTGGCGAACCTCTTCAAGAAGTAAAGCGTACCAACACGTCACTGATTGAAGTCACTACGGTGGCTTTGAACAAACGTGGCATCACAGAAGACACCTGTAAGTTCTGGCAGTATGGAATAGGAACTTACAGCGGTCAGCCAGTGCAGGTCGCACAATACATTAAGGAAGGTTCGGTGGTGGCGCAGAAGTTACGCTTCCCATCCAAAGACTTCCTAGTGTTGGGTGAGACCAAGTCGCTACCTTTGTTTGGACAGAACCTGTGGCGAGATGGTGGTCGCATGGTTACGGTGACTGAGGGCGAGATTGATGCCCTGACCGTGAGCCAACTCTTTGGCAACAAGTGGCCTGTCGTGTCTGTTCCCTTGGGCGCAGCAGGAGCACTGAAGTCATTCCAATCTAATCTTGAGTGGCTCGAGAAGTTCGACTCAGTTGTGATTATGTTTGATGATGACGAGCCGGGACGCAAGGCTGCACTTGAGTGTGCAATGTTGCTAACTCCCGGAAAAGCAAAGATCAGCACAATTGTTGGCTTCAAGGATGCGAACGAAGCACACATGGCGGGTGAAGGTAAGCGTGTCATCGATGCGGTATACGGTGGCAAAGTCTACAGACCAGATGGCGTTGTTCTTGGGTGTGACCTATGGGATACAGTTACCCAAGAGGACACCAACGACTCCACACCATATCCGTGGGCTGCACTCAACGACAAACTGCTAGGCATCCGCAAGGGTGAACTGGTGGTGATGACGAGCGGTACAGGCATTGGTAAGTCATCGGTGTGTCGTGAGATGATCTGCCACTTGATCCGTGCCGGTAAGAAGGTTGGACTGTTGATGCTCGAAGAGAGTGTCAAAAGAACGGCTAGAAATCTTATGGCTATACATTTGAACACACCTGCCTACTTCTGGGCTGACCGCAAGGTATCGGCTGAACAGAAGAAGGAAGCCTTTGATGCGACCGTAGCCAAGGTAGTTCTGTTTGATCACTTCGGTTCAGTTAACCCTGAGAACTTGTTGGCACGTATTCGATACATGACCAAGTCCTGCGGGTGCGACTACATCTTCCTAGACCATCTCAGCATTGTGGTGTCTGGTCTTGGTGATGGTGATGAACGACGATTGATTGACAACGCTATGACTTCTCTTCGAAGCCTCGTGGAGGAGACCCAGTGCTCGCTCTTTGTTGTTAGCCACCTTCGCCGACCTGATGGTGACCGAGGTCATGAAGAGGGTGCTACTACGTCTCTCGCTCAACTCAGAGGCAGCCATGCGATTGCTCAGTTGGCTGACTCCGTGATTGGACTGGAGCGCAACCAACAGGGTGACACACCGAACGAACTAGTGATTCGTGTCTTGAAAAACAGGTTCACAGGTGATACTGGTGTTGCAGGAATGCTGCGGTACTTTAAAGAGTCTGGTCGCTTACACGAGTTTGAAATGGAGATCAACGATGAAATCTAAGAGAGCGATACTGTGGGACGATTGTGACAAGGCGTTGATTGGTATTGCAGAACGTTGTGGAGCAGTTCCACTTCCGGTCTACGACTACAACAAACTCCTAGTCATATTTCAGAAGCAAGGCATGGAACCTCATGAAGCCGCTGAGTGGATTGAGTACAACATACTTGGCGCCCATGTGGGGGAACGAACGCCTCTGATTATGTTTCCCATGAAGCCGAAGGAATGCATTGAACGCCTAACAGATGGAGATGAAGAATGAGTCCGGTGAAACGAAAACTAACTGAAGCACAAGTACTTGAGATTAAAGCGTTGGCTGAAACAAAGATGAAGCGTGTGGACATCTCTAGGATCTATGGCGTAAGCCCCCAACTGATCTCACGTATCATTCGCTACGGCTACAATCCACGTCCTAGGTATGAAGAGTTTTATATCAAACCTAGGATTGCTCCGCAGACTTGGGAACACACTGCGGCTCAGTTCACAGAACAAAATCCTGATGACCCCATGACTGGCAAGGCTGCTCGTAGGATTCACGATAAGGCGTTGAGAAAAGTTGCTGCTTACTTTAAGATACTTGGGTTGAACAAAAACGATTTAGTCTAGAGTCTAGACAAGGAGAACACATGAACATTTCATTTGATATCGAAACAAATGCAATTTACGATTGGCTTAACTTAACTGACGTGACTGACATTAAATGCATGGCCATCAGCGTTGATGGTGAGGAACCACAGAGTGTAAGCATAGTTGACGGTTTAACTATGTTGCAGAATGCCGACCTAGTGATTGGACACAACATTCAATCGTTCGACATTCCTGCATTGCAACGCCTGTACCCGAACTTTAAAGTTAACGCTATATTTGATACGTTGATTGCTTCACGACTACTTCATGCGGATCAACGGGACAAGGACTTTCAAGTTCCCGGGATGCCGAAGGAGTATGTGGGCTCTCACAGTCTTGGAGCATGGGGACACCGGCTAGGGCAACCGAAGTCTGTAGCCCCAAGTTTCGATTGTGTCTCTGAGGAGTTAAAACGTTACTGTGAGCAGGACGTTCGAGTGACTAATGTTTTGTACAAGCACCTGAAGAACCACGCTGCTCTACCCAGTGCTGCACGTTCTTTGGATCTCGAGCACAACTTTGCGTCCATCGTAAGAGCACAAGAACGTGTTGGCTTTCCGTTTGACGTAGCGGCGGCCGAGGTACTTCATGCTGAACTCCGCAAGGAGATGTTGGCTATAGAGCAGGATCTCCAAATAGTTTTCCCGCCAAAAATTATAGAGCGAACCTCTGAGAAAACAGGAAAGGCATTAAAGAATAAGACTGAGATCTTTAATCCCGGATCTAGAATTCAGATTTACGACCGGTTACATGAACGCTACAACTG